TAGCGTTACGCCAGCCACGCCGCCGTTGATGACGTTGGAACGTATAAAATTGATAAAACCAGTTTTCTTAAACCCATCAGCGTAAAATGGATATTTGTGGTCGAGAGCAATAATTGTGCCAATGGTAAGCCCGCGCACATGGTCACCGGCCAAGCGCATACCATAACCGTTGCCGGAAGTCAGCGCCGCGCCATTGGCTTCAACATAAAGCGATCCAATACTAACTTCGTCGGCGTTTTCTAAATATACGCCGTAAGATACCGCTTGCGTAATGTCAGTTCCGTTGAAACCGCTCTCCAACATATCAAACGAAAAAGCAAAAAATCCACCAAAAAGTGTATCAATGCTTTTTATGAACACACCGTGACGTTTATTTGATTCTGTGCGCAATGCAGTTACAGACCAAGCATTACACGCTTGATCTGTCTCAGCATGAAAACCATCTATATTACCATAACATTCAATGTCATCAAACCTGTTCCAAATTGAACGGCCCGCAATATTGATACCGTAACGGCAATCAAAGATAAAAAGTTGCGACCAGTTCATATAGTCGCAACCGTTAGTGTTTGATGTTCCGTTGATTTTAATGCCGTCGCCAGCGTTAGCACTTCCAACAATAGAGAAGTTAGTCAAATATGTTTTTTGCAACGGACGGCCATAGCCAGTTGCATCCCCATCAATCAAAATAACAGGGTTTGCGGCTGTCTGCGGCGACAAAATGGTATCGCGATATTGCTCACCCTCGATCTGCGCAAAGTCACGCTTAATGACCATATTGCCTATGTACGTTCCCGAAGGAAACAGAAGCGGCACTTCAGCGGCCAACGCCGTGACATAAATTGCCGTATTGTCGGTCACGCCGTCGCGCTTGGCTCCAAAGGCCAAAATACTTACCAGCCCGTCAATAAGACGCTTCCACCGTCCAGCACCAACATGGCCTGTTGGCAAAATGTAGATGCCGCCGTCATCAGCCGCAGTTGAAGCAGCGTCCCAGCAAAATGCACCGCCGCCGCCGTCGCCAGGCGTATAATATCCGGTCACTTGCACAAGATCGGCAATAGGAACCGTGCGCAGTTCCGCGATGCTATTGACGGTAAGGTCATCCAACTCAATGATCGTGACATAGTTAGCTAGATCGGCAAACGTCACGATCCCGCTGATATTATCCTTAGTCCACAGCGTAACGTCTAACGATGTGGCAAGCGTAAATTTGTAGCTGGCAGTTGAATCTAGCCAAACTTGTTCACTAACGCGCCCCGCGCTGTCTAGGATAATAGGATTTGCGTTGGGTATAGACCCATCACTACTGGTGTAAGTTGTGGTTGGCGTGGTGGTTCCTGCCGCATAGGTATACAGCTTACCCCCCGCAAGCGGAACGCCGTTATTGTTAAAAATTTGCCAGCCAGCGCCAGCAAGGGGGGAAAGAGAAACCATATCGCGTCCTTATGCGTTAATTACCGCAACTTTATTCTGAAACGCTTACACGCGGGCCTTTAAACGTAGTAGCTGATGTTGATTTTAGCCGATGCAGTTTGCTCGATAAACTTAATATTTTTGAGATCGCCATCATACTGAAGCGAAACGCCAGCAGCAAGAGGCATACCCACGGAAGCCGTGGGCGCTACGCCGTCATCGCGCCACCTAACGCCGTTGGTTTCGGGCGTAATAAGCGCAATGGTAGGCATGACTTTCAAGCCCGTAACCGGGTTGGTTTCTGGTACGGTCAAACTCTGAGCAGAACTAAGAGTTGAAATCTGCTGGTAGCCCATGCAGCTTGTGATTGCTTTAAGATTTATAGCCATCAAAATCTCCTGCGCTCGGTAAATGAGCGAATTTTAACAAACAGGTCTTGTGCAGAGGATACTATAGCCCCAAAAAACCCGCCAGAAAAGAAAGTTCCATTAAAAAAAGGCCCCATGACCTACAAACTCGTTTTGCGCGTTGTTTTAATTTGGTTTCTCATGTGTTTATCCTAGCGCGATCATGCGGGGGTTGACGGCCAAACAACGTTGAATGGGTCGCTCTGGCTATTTGGCACGTCGCGCAAGGCTTGGCGGTAAACGGCCCACTGAAGGTCGTCCACTGGGGCGTCAGAAAGCTGTGTCCAGTCGCAATCGGCCAGCTTGCCGTTGCGCTCGGCACGCACGGCAGCCCACTGTGCGGCGGTTTCATCGGCGGTAAGGTCGGCCAGCGCCCAGCGTTCAGACCATGCACCATTTACTAGTTCAGGCGCGGCGCGCACGTTCTTCTTGCCAGTCGGGGCGTTGTCCGGAGTGGTCGGCTGCACCGGGAAGCAGTGATACTCCGCCGCAACGGCGTCGGTGATGTCTACAGGAAACCCAGCGCCAGGGTTAGCAAGGCGCAGATCGGTCAGGGTGTAGGGATACACTGCCAAACCGCCGGGGGGATTTAGGTAGTAGAACATCAGTTAGCCTCCAGTTGCTTGGCCATAACATCACGCATGATGATTTCTTTTGCCTGCTCAACAAGCGAGCTACCCAGCAGTTCGTGCAGGCGGTTGGCAAACTCGGCCATAGCAGGGTTATCGGCGTAGTTCTCGGCAATCTCAACCAGCGCCAACTGGTAATTGTCGATGTTGATCTGGTGGTGCATCACTTCGCGCTTACGCTGCTCGTAGGCGTCGGTGATGATCTTGATGCGTTCCTCGTTGATAGTGGTCATGTGTTGTGTCCCCTAAATTGCGCCGAAGGCCACGCCGTAGCCAGCGCCGGTTGGCAACGTAGCCGGATTGGTAAACTTAGTCCCGAAACCACTGCCGCTCCACGGATAGGCGGTGATGAACGGGGTCGTGTCGTGCGCTACGGCGATAGCGTCCCCTGCGGAGGTAAATGCCACGCCGTAGCCATCTCCAGTTGGCAGCGTGGCCGGATTAGCAAACTTAGTGCCAAAACCGCTACCGCTCCACGGATAGGCAATAATACGAGGCGAGTTTAAATGTGCAACGGCAATGGCATTGCCTGCGGAGGTAAAGGTTACGGTATTGCCAGCGCCGGTCGGTAGCGTGGCCGGATTAGCAAACTTTGTACCAAAACCGCTGCCGCTCCATGGATAAACACCAATGTAAGGTGAGTTAAGTTGCGCCGCGGCAATGGCATCGTCTGCTGTAGTAAATGCTACAGCGCCAGCGCCGTTCGGTAGCGTAGCTGGGTTGGCAAACTTCGTGCCAAACCCACTTCCGCTCCATGGATAAACTGAGATAAATGGGGAAACGTCGTGCGATGCCGCAATGGCATTGCCTGCCGTAGTAAAGGCTACGCTGTAAACAGTACCGCCCGGCAACGTAGCGGGGTTAGCAAACTTAGTACCAAAGCCACTACCGCTCCACGGATAGGTACTAATACGAGGCGAGTTTAGATGCCCTACGGCGATAGCGTCGCCCGCGGAGGTAAAGGCTACGTCTATGCCAGCGCCGGTCGGTAGCGTAGCTGGATTAGTAATCTTAGCGCCAAAGCCGCTGCCGCTCCATGGGTAGGTAGAGATGAACGGGGTCGTGCTGTGCGCTACGGCAATAGCGTCCCCTGCAGAGGTAAAGGTTACGTCATTGCCACTTCCAGTTGGCAGCGTGGCCGGATTAGCAAACTTAGTGCCAAAACCGCTACCGCTCCATGGGTAGGCAGTGACGTAGGGGGATGCGTCGTGCGCTACAGCAATAAACTGTTGAGTTGGTCCAAATGACCGCTGGTTCATGTATACGGCTTGTAGTGCGCCGCTCATGTCAAACCACTCCCTGAAATCAACCATTGAGTAGACGTGATCTTAATGCACGTAGCCGACCCGTTTGTGGCCAAGGTGCGTGAACCGGAGGTGCCTGCGGAGGACAAGGTTAGTGTATCTGTCGTGATGGCAATCGTGACGTTTGCCACCGCCATATTGATAAACGTAATTGCCGTACCAACAGGAAAGGCAACGCTGCCGTTGGCAGGGATTGTGAATGTTCTGGCATTGTTGTCTGCCACCGGATGAAAAATGTGTTTGCCGGAATCATCTAAAACCAGTGTGTAATTTGCACTCTGGCTGTTCTGTGGGATGGTTCTAAAACCAACAGAGGTTGTGCCATCGACTGTGCAGTTGCTCAACGTCCCTGACGTTGGGGCGCCAAGAACCGGAGTTACTAGGGCAGGGCTTGTGGCAAACACCAACGCCCCTGTGCCAGTCTCATCCGTAACAGCAGCAGCTAGGTTTGCGGATGACGGTGTGCCGAGAAATGTAGCTACGCCTGTGCCAAACGAAGTTATCCCGGTGCCACCGTTGCTTACCTCAAGCGTACCGGCTAGTGTATGGTTAGCGTCCCAGGCAACCGCACCTGTAGCGGTAAAAGTGCCATCTGCCGCCGTCGAATGGTTTACCGTGACCGCCATTTAATAGTCCTTACGCCAAGAATTTCAGTTTGTAGAGCGTTGAATAATACAACCCAAAAATCTCGTCGATGATGTTCTGGATCGGGGTACAATCCTTATCGACAACCTTGTAGCGCATTTCGTCAAGGTCGTCTACTTGGCCTTCCAAAAACTCGACCACGTTGTTGGTCTTTTTGGCTGACATGAGCGAGATAGGGCCAATCAAGCCGTATTTGCCTTGATAGGCTTCCGCAAACTTGTCCGCCAAATCGATAACACCGTCGTAAAACTCGTTCAGAGCGATGTGTTTGGCGTAGCTGCGTGTGTTCAAGTGCGCAGAATGGGCTACATCCCGCGCCAGAAACAGCATACCTACAAAATCGGCGCAGCCAGCCATTACATCATTCCTTCGGGGGGTTGTTCAGGTGCCATTTCGGGCATTTGAGGCTCCATAGCCCCCATTTCGGGCATTTCTGCGGGTTCAGGCTGTTCCATGTTGGGCATTTCGCGCATCTCAGGTGCGCCTCCAATCAGATCGCCAGTGTCCATAGCCGCGGCAATGGTTCCCATGACAATATCTTGGATTTGCTCGGGCGACATACTGTTCTGCACGGCGCTGATACGCTTCGTCTCGGCGTCGTAGGCGTCTACCTGAGCCTTGTACTCCTTGATGTCCACCTCGCGCTGGGCGACGCTGTCCTGCACGTTCTGGATGATGTCCGTCATGCGGTTCATCTCCTGCGTCATGGCTTCCATCTGCTGTGCAGCAGCGGCCATCTCGGGCGACTGGTCGCCTTCCGACAAAACCTTCGGATCAAGAATTTTCTTAAACCGCTCGGCCATCTCCTGAGCGCCTGGCCAATCCATGTTCTTGATGAACAGATCGCCAGCAACCGACCAAAGCTGCGGGTTGGTCTGCAAAATCTGGCTCATGGCATCCAAAGCTTCCTGACGCTTAGTCATGTAGCCTGGGCCAGTCGTAACCATCACGTCGTAGGTGCCGACGCTGGGGTTGTAGATTTTCTCAATCATTCCGCCGTTCTGGTCGCGGATTTCCTTGACCGGCTCCGGCTGGGCCGGGTTGAACTTGACCATGCTGACTTCGCCGTCAACGCCGATGATACGGGCGATGCGCTGCGTGTCGTAAATCTTGGGGATCATATCGACGATCTGCCGGGTAATGTGGCGGATCGCGCGGGCCAAGTTATCAACGTAGTGGTAAGTGCCAACGTCACCCTGCTTTTCGCGGGCAAGGATGGCCTTTCCAGAGCGTTCGTTGCCTGCCATGCCCAACGAGGCGTCGTACTGCCCCGTTGTTCCCTTGATGTCGTCAGCAGCCCCCATCTTGGCTTGGATCAAGCCGGTCTGAGGCAACGGAGGAGGTGCGCGCTGGGGCAGGGGGAGAACTGAGCCAGCGCCGTCCGTCACGTCGGGATTGACTTCCAGATACGGCCAATTGGTCGTATTGGCAGTCTTCCACTGCATCTCGTACCCTTCAAACTGGCCACCATAGCCAATGAAAGGTGCCTTTGGAGCCAAAGCCAGCATCTCGGCTTCCTGGCTTGTCCAGTAGTTGTACATCCGCTGCGCGTCCTTGGCGTTACGCACAAGGCCAGAGATGTGCAGGCGTCCTTCGACTTCCCACTCGTTGCCGATGACGCGGACGACGGGAATCCACTTGCCCGCCCACTCACGCTCGTCAAGAATGTCGAACCCGTTGGTCTTCATCCACATGACCTTCTTGCGGTCAACGATGCGGGTGCGGATAGGTTTGCCAAACATCGCCGTAAGCTGCTTGTCCTGCGGCGTGCCGCTGAACGCAGTCTGGTTGTCTGGGTAAAGGTGCAGCGTGGCTTTTTCGTAGGTGTTGTAGAAGTATTCCGCGATGCGGATCGTGTCTTCTTGAAGCCACGACGACAGACCATCGTTGCCGACGCCTTGGCTGTACAGCGTGCTAATCGGCGATGCGTCGGGAAACATACGCTCGTATTCGTCGCGCAGGATGTCCTCGGTGACAAAACACCACTCAGCGTCCGCGCCGCACGGGTCTTGGATCGTCGGATCCATATAGACGCTGAACGAGTTGCGCACCCGCTCAATGCGGATGTCCTGATCGAACGTCTCGTCGTTGCAGTATTCCGTCAGCAGGCGGATGTAGCCCTCGCCGTAGGTCACCTGGTTGTCGCAGGCAGTGTCGTAGGCCACGTCGGCGTCCGACATATACTCAATGTGCCGCACGACGCCATTGAAAATCTCCGCAACCTGAACGTCGGCGTTGTCATCCGCCGGGATGACCTTGCCGCTGGGGCGGTTCTGGCGCTGCTCGTTCGTCACCTGACGGACGTGCTGCGGCAGCTTGTTGATTGTCAGGCACGGGCGAGCGTTGATCGTCTGGCCCTGCACCGCGCCGCGGGTGGCCAACACGTCGGCGGGCCACTGCCACTGGTTGTCTGGCGACCCGGCCATAAAGCGCAGATCGTCCAGTTCATCCTCGCGGCTGTCCGAGTACGCCGACTGCGCCATCTGGAGGCGATGGCGCATGGTGGCCATCTTGTTGTCGTCGTCCTTCGACGACTTTGCCGGGTTAGACCCTACGTTTGCGACTTTTCCAGCCGCTACCATGCCTGTAGGATCAGCCATATTGTTACTTCTGACCCTTTTTAGCCGCAGCGCGCTTCGTCGAATACGCAATCGCTACAGCCTGTTTGATCGGCTTACCAGCGTTTACTTCCGCCTTGATGTTCTTGCGGAACGCTTCTTTGCCAGCCGACTTGACCAAAGGCATCTTACTTGCCCTTCTTCATGGGCGTCTCACGCATCCGCGTGGTGATGCTGATGATGTCCTTGCCGCCAGAAGTCGGCACAGGCTTGCGCGCCAGCGGGATGGCGTCCATCTCGGCCTTGGGCTTGGGCATCTTTGGCCCCATCGGCATTTTCATGGTGGGCATCTTAGCCATTTGAATTATGATCCCATCCAAGAATTGATAACTCCGCCGGGAGAATACGCGTGCGTGCGCTTCTTGTCAACGCGCCCTTCGCGTGACGCTACAGGGAACGCGAACGTCACCGCGATAGCGTCGGCGGCATCTGGCGACGCCAGCCCGCGCGAGCGCATATCTTTCTTGGACTCAAGGAACAGCGTACCCTTGCTGTCTGGCTTCGTCTTAGGCCCGATTAGGTCAGACTTCAGAAACCTGTCCGCTGGCACGCTGCCTGTCTTGAGCCAGTCACGCATCGCGCCCCACATCTCGGCGCGCTTGTTGCCCCACATGATCTGGTTCTTGGCCTTACTGCCGAAGTTGACGCCCCTGATCTTGTACCGCTGTTCCTTCAGCCGATCCACGACGCCCGCGCCCAGGCCGCCCTCGTCGATGACGGTTAGCGCAGGCTTGTACTCCTCTATGGCGTCGATGACGTGACCGACGACTTCCATCGTGTCCGCGCCGCGCAGCCGCTTGATGTCGATGATGTCCCGGCCCTGCCGCACCGCGATGACGGTAGCATCCGATCCAAAGCGTGCTGGATCGACGCCGATGACGATGGGCGCAGTTTCGTCTTTCTGCCGTGGCCGCTTCATGGCGTCGTCGATGAGATTGACCGGGATAAACTGATCGTCGCCTTCTGACGGGAACTGACCATAGACTTCTACGTTGGCCTGGTAGCTATCCGCGCCGTACTCGTCGAGTATGCGCTGGTACAGGTTCTTGTCGGTTCCCTCGACATCCCGCGCGTCGATGTTGCTTGTGCGCCAGAACGCACGCTTGCTGTTGAACGCTTCGTAGAAGTACCCGGTGTTGCGCCGCGGGTTGGAAAACGCGATATGAAAGCGGTGCGGCGTGTTCTCCGTGAAGAACCCGTCACTGACCGACCAGATGCTGTCGGGGATACCGGACGCTTCGTCAAAGATCAGCATCACGCCATCGTGATTGTGCAACCCTGCGTATGCATCTGGGTTTTCTTCAGACCATAAGCGTCCTTCGCACGACCAATACCGCGTGCCTTTGCGAAGTTCTCGTTCGACAATTTCTGTAAGCCATTTAGCGGGCATTATCCGAGTAGCAGCTATTTCAAACCAATGGCTGTTAATTGACATGGCCATCCATTTAGTAATTTCTGCCCATGTCACTGATCGCAACTGCGCTTCAGAGTTAGCAGACACAATAACAGACCCGCCAATGCGGGTAGTCATCATCCAAATTACAAGCCAACTAACCAGCGCCGACTTGCCAATTCCACGGCCTGACGCCACTGCCATACGAAAGGTGTCAAAATCAACTTTGCCGTTGTTTTCGCGGATATGATCGCGCAGATCGGTCAGTATCTGACGTTGCCACTTACGCGGGCCTACATGGTGTTCTAGCGGCGAACCTGCCTCGCCCCATGGGTACGCCGTCAACACAAACGCCAAAGGATCGTTTTTGATGCTAGGCGCCCACAGCCGACTCATCAACTCTACTTCGTCTGTGGCACTATATTTAGGCGTCTGCATATTGCGTCCTAAAAGGGTAAATTTCCCGTTCTGCCGCGCGCCTTACCTTGGCCGCGGCTTCTTTGGTGTCGTAGTACCCTAAACTACGACACCCATTGCTCGTATGTATGCGAGCGTGCCACCTTTGCGTAGCTTTGTGAAGGGTTACGCCCGTAACGCCAGAAGTTGAATTGCGCTGCAATTTTCGGTTTTGATTGTTTTCATGTTGGCTAGCCTCGCGCAAGTTGCATAGCCGGTTGTCGCCGGGGGTTTGATTTATATGGTCGATGTTTTTAATCGGCCATTCACCGTGCGTGTACAGCCATGCTAAACGATGTGCCTTGTACAGTATCTTATCGATACGGATTACAACATACCCGTAGTGGTCTAAGCACCCCGCGGGCGCGCCGACAGGCGTTCGGCTTGATGTTTGTGTACGCCAGCAAAAAACGCCTGTGTCGGGGTCATACGCTAGTAGACTTTTCAGCCTCTCTTGCGTTATCAGTTTGGTAGCCATCAACAATGTCCTCTTGTTGGTTGGTCAGGAACGTGGAGGACGTTGGTGCGTCCTCCACTTCCGTATAGAGACCTTCTATAACACGTAATTCAGCTTTTTCCAAAGCCGCAATCACAGATATCTGCTGGTCGATGTTTACGTCGATCTGCTGCTTGGCTACCCAACCATGCTGATGCTTGAGGATGTCAAGCGCGGCCTTGGCGTCGCCCGCGGCGGCGGCGTCGTACAGCGTCTTGGCGGCGTTGAACTCACCCTCGGAGCGGCCCTTCATCTCGGCCATCTCGACCAGCGGGTCAAACTCCTGAAGGCGTCGGTACTGGCTGGGTGTCAGGCCAGCGGCCATCGCTAGGCTGTCGCCCTTCAGGCCATAGCGCGCGGCTGCGTATATGGCTTCCAACCGCGCCTCGGTTGCCTCGGGCCGTTCAGGTGTAAAGGGCAGAGAGTAGAAACTCATGGTGCGCGACAGTAACCGTTGCGGGGTGCGTGGGCAATATGCAAAAAATTGTGTGCGTGGGGTTATATCAAAAAAAATAAAAATTGTTTGCGAACCCTGCCCGTGACAGTCACGCGCCCGTCGGCCCCCACCCCCCCCTACCCACGCTGCCAGACACCCGCAACCGCGTGCGCGTGCAGGATTGCGCGCGGTCATTTGCCCTGGCTTGGCGATCTTGGCGACAAAACACCATGCCGACGGGCGCGCCAGCTTGCGCGGTCATTTCTTGGCGGTCTTGGCTATGACATAGCAAGTTGCTAGCCGACTAGTTATGTCATGACCCAGAACGCCAAGGATGCGCGCCTGGTGCGCGTCGCACACAAAAGTGTTTCTTGGCGGATTGGCGTGTTTGGCAGGCTGTTTTCAGTCGCGGCCAGAATACATGGGCACATATGCACATATCTATATATATACCTTTTTCTTGCTTAAAAATATCAGCAATAAAATGACAATCCGCCAAGCCCCTCACGCTAACACGTTGATCCGCCACGCTTACAACCCCGCAAAACATGGGTTTTTTCCTGGTCGCTTGTCGCCTAGCTTTTCACCCAAAACACCCACATTTTCACCCTAACATTACAAATTTGTAAGGTTGCAAACGAATGTGTTGCCTGTTAGCTTACGCCATCAATAACGCAACGAAAGGGAACGACATGACAACCACCGTTTTAGCCGATATCCGCGCCGCAGCTTTTGCCAATTTAGCCGCAGCGTACTCTTTCGAAGCGTCCGCGCAGCGGTACAAAGGTCGCGCAAGCGATGTAGCCCGCCACATTGCGCGCGCGCAGTCCGCTACTCTTGACGCCCTCGCCGCCTATGCCGCAGCCCGCGATGCGGATGCAGCCTCACCCGGCGCGGTCTAACCACCGCGCCGACACTCCACGACACGCAACTAAAGGCACCACAGTATGACCACCGAAACTACGCTCGCCATCACGTCGCTGTTCAACGCCGCGATTGAAACCGATAACGCTTGGGGTGATGCGCTTACCCGCGCCGGTCTCACTCGCTGGTCAGATGGCAGCACCATCGGCTACTTTTCGGAATTGTTCGCTGCCAAGGTTGCAGCTTATGATGCATTCCGCATCGCCGCGTTCCCACACGCGAGCCGCTAATCCAATCTAATCGAAAGGCACACCCCTATGATTATCGACACCATCACCGACGCCGCCCGCGAGTTGCACCTGTTCGCCAGCAATGACGCCGCCGTGTGGCGCGCTGTAGAGCACCTGGCGCGCAACTATGAACGCAAGCGCGCCAAGGGTGCATACAACAGCGACCTAGCGCGCAAGGGCATGGCCTATCCCGTGGAAGCGGCGGCTAAGGCTTACGTTCGCCAGCATTGCGACACCGCGACTAAATGGAACGTCACGTTTCCGCCAGCCGACCGGCAAGCTGTTGCCGCGCTGCTAGTCGACTATCTGGAAGGCGAGTGGAGTGTTGGCAACGCTTGGACGGCCTGACACCATCAATGCAACGAAAGGACACTATACCATGACCACAGATTTAGATCGCGACTATTACCGCGCTTGTCCTGATAGCGCGCTTGTCGAGATGGCGCGCGACAGCGATAGCGAGTTAGCCCTGGTGCTAGGCGAAGCGCTGGCGGAAGCCTTGTCAGTGCGCGCGAACGACAGCCGGTACATAGACGCCTTGGAGGCTAACGTAGCGCGGCTAGACGCCGATAAAGCCGACTTGGAACGCGAGATAGACGACCTGCGCCTAGCAGCATGGTTTGATTAATGATCGCCGCGCTGATTC